CTACATCAAAAAGCATAGGTGCAAGTGTAGCACCAAAACCTAATTTAGGAATTTTATTATTTTTCATATTTGGAAAAGCTGCTTCACCTGATGACACTTCATCATCATTAATTAATTTTATTTCTTGTGGGTTTTTATCAGACTTAATATTTATAGGTTCAGTTTTTTGTTTTTTTCTTGTACCAAGTTTATAATTAAGATTAGCATTAATATTAGAATCTGTTGGAGAATACATTCCTGATACTCCAACATCATAAGCATCTTTAGAATATCCAACATTACCTGTTAGTCTATTACCACCACTATATTCATAACCTAGTCCACCTCTAAAATTATTTTTGTTAAAACCTACATTAGCATTTACATTAGGCATTCCTCCTACATTAAAATAAGATGCACCTATATTTAAATTAGGAGTATTATATCCTGCTGAAAATCCAAACTCATTTCCTTGTGTACCTCTTTTTAAATTACCACTTACATTAAATTTATCATTACCATATCCTGCATTTAAATCAGTAGTGTTTTCTCCTAACCCAATTCTTTTTTCTGCACCAAGATTAAATCCTTTTTTATTTAAATTCAATGCTCCATACATTCCTGGCATATTTGTCATTGGGTTAAAATACATTCCTGCATCAAGTCCATTAGTTGATAACCCATATTCTAATGGTGACCTTGCTGTAAACATATTTCTATATTCAGGAGATAAAGATAAAAACTGTTGAAGTCTATCTTTATAATTTGGTGGGTCAACTGGATTAGGTTTTACTTCTCCACCAACAGCCATTTTCTTTTTAATCTTCTTTTCCTGAGCAAGCATTTCTTTAGTAGGTTTTTTACCTGAACCTTTATTTGCTCTTATGTTATCCCAAAGACCTCTTTGAGAATATGAACCATCTTTTCTTTTAATCATGCCACCAGTTTGATAATCTCTTGTTAATTTAAAATTTGGCACTTCAATTCCTTTATAATCCCCTATTTGAAATGTTCTTGCTTTTTGTTCTATTCCTTTTTTTAACAACATATCATTTATTCTATTAGCAATTTCATCAGCAGTTTCTTGACTCATTAATCTATAAGTTTCATCTTTAGCTGATAATCCCAAGTCTTTTATTAAATCACTATGTTTATGACTGTAATTTAAAGGAATGTAATTTTCAAAGTTCATAGACCAATGTGGTCTTTTCCCCATGTTTAATAATAAATCATAAGAATCTAAACTTAAACTATTTGGTTCTAATATTGATGGATTAGCTAATGGAAATAATTCATTCATTTTCATTGCAGTCCTTCCTGATTCTACAGGATTAGTCATATTAGCTGAAAAATACCAAACATTTTCTCCAGCATTATTTTTTTTTAATTGCCATGACCCTGACTTACCTTCTATGTTTATATTTTCAGGAACACTTGTATTTTTACCAAATGTTTTTTTAATTGTTAAATTTCCTTCATTTGTAATTTCATCTGGTATTTTTGAAAAACTAGATGAAAATCCTGCTTGAGATGCATTTTGAAATTGTTCAGGAAGTTGATTTTTAGTTAATGCTTTTTGAATATTTTTTAATGTTTTAGGTGATTTAGTTAATGTTTTAAAACCTTTTCCTGTTAAAATATCTAATGGTATATCTACACCCATTTGTATTAAAGGATTATCAGATACTAATGCACCAGGAGTTAGTTGGTCATTATTAGGTAACCAATATTGGTCTTCAGGTCTTAGTTGACTTTCTAAACCCATGTCAGTCATAACTCTTGACATATTAGGTAATGCAGAATAATAATCATTTCTACCTGACAGATATTCACCTAATAATGCTAATGGAGTATTCATTGCTTCACCTGTATAACCTAACATTGTACCTGCTCCTTGTGCAACACCTTTAGCAAAATCACCAGTACCTTTTCTTACCTTATCTTGTACTTTACCTACTCTTTGATTTTTATAAAGTTCATCCCAAGCATCATTCATACCTTTTGGAACACTTACCCATTCTTCTAGTAAATTATCCCAAACTACATCACCTCCTTCAAACTTATCTTCATACATTTGAGCATAACTAGGAGAGTTGACATCATAAATTTTACTGTCAACTTGTACCTGATTTTTTTTGAGTTTTCTTTTTTGCTTACTCATTATCTTATAGAATTTTGCTCTGTTTCTAATGTAAAATTAGTAGTTAGTTCTACATCGTCAAAGTTAGTGAATCTTAATCTTATAATCAAATATTTATCTCTAAAGGATTCTTGGTCATACCAATTCTTATTAGTATCTATTACAGAAATATTGATTACTTTATCAATAGGATATGATGAACTTATTGCACTCCATTCTTTAGTAAACATTGGAAGTGTATAATCAATTCTTAAATCTCTAAAATCATTTATAGTCCAATCTCTTTCTGTTCTATTTATAACAATAGATGTAGCATTATTTACAGTTTGATTTTCAAAGTAATCTTGAGGATTAGCTTGAGAATCTTTAGGAATCATTTGAACTTCACCTGATATTTGTCTATGGTTATAAACAGTTAAGTAATTAAATGTTACATTCTTTAACTCATAATAATCTTGACTAGTACTATTATATTTTTGAGCAATAGTTTGTAATTGTAAATCTTCCCAAAGTCTAGTATTCAATGGATTAGATACTGATACTGTTTCAATTATATGTGAATAAAGAGTACCATAATATTTTTGATGTAATCCTTGAATATTATGTTTCCACTCTGTTTCTCCATTAGCTGAATAAAAAGTATTTTGGTCTTGAGAATAAAACAATGGAAGATAAGAATGGAATGATACCCAAGTTTTAGTTAGCAATGAAAATGAAATTGTAAATGATTTATTTTCAAAGAATGTAGGATTATTAAAAGATATATTTGTAAAACTTGTACCTCCATTATATCTTACAAATCTATTAGTATCTGCATTAAAATAAATTTTACCAGACACTAAATCTAAATATCCAGCATCAATACTTATAATTTTAAATTCACTTAAATAATCAGGTCTTAATAAATAATCTCTTTTAGTAAAAATAACTCTTTGATGTCTTGGGTCAAATACTGAATGAATACCTATACCATTAGGATTATTAGGATTGTCAGCATTAGGAAATACTTCACCTGTAAGGTCAAAAAATTGTTGAGCAAGATATGGTTTAAGATATTCTTGAAACCAATTATACATACCCTCACCACTTATTTTTGCTAACCCTCCTTCTGCACCACTAACAAGATATAAACTCTTTTCATATTCAGAAGCATAGAATATACCAAGAGGTGATTTAAGAATACTCCATTTATGATTAGTGCCTGCACTACCCATATCTGAATCTACTAATTTTCTTGGAGGTATTGAGAAGTATTCTCCAGTACCTATAAATGTAACTACTTCATTAACAATACTTTGTTGTACATTTTGAGGTAGTAACCATAAGCACTCTTCAGTAAATACAAACAATGAATTATTCTTTCTTACTAATCCTGTAATGCCACCATGTTCTGCTTCTACATCTCTATAGTTGTTAGCTAAGAATGTTCTATAGTTATCACTTAACTCTTCTTGAAAACTTGTTTCAGAATAATATACTCTATCAGGAAAAGATTCTAAACAATCTGAACAACATTCATAATTAGATGGTAGTGGAAAATAAACTTTTTGCTTATCCATTCTACTAAAATCAACATTATAGTGATAAACTTCAAAACAACATATTCCTTTAGCAAGAAACTTTTTTTCATTTTCATCAAAAAATAACCATCTATCTCTAAAGTAATGTTCTATATCTTGTGTATAATTATAGTAAGTGCCACAATTATTATTTTCTATTTGTCTTAGTGCAGTGTTAACTTCTGATTCTACATACACTCCAACAATATGTTCATTAGCATAACCTACCATATTAGTCCATGAAGATGTTAATGCATCTAATTCAAGGTCTTGGCAAGCTTTATCTAATTCAGAATTTTTAAAAGCATTCCAAAATGCAGCTACTGTAGATGCAAGTACACCTACACCTCCTACAATTAAAGCTCCTACTATAACCCAACTAGCTACTGCTAATGGAACTGCAACTGCTGCTATACCTACTGTAGCTATAGTTGCTATAGCTATTCCAATACCAACAAGTATTTCATCAATAAATCCTGAAAATGTTTCTCTAACTAATGAATTAGATAAATTAAAATGTGTAATAGATACATCACCTGCATACAATCCAAACTCACTATTTATTGAAGGTGCAATTAACATACAGTTATGCATCTTATAATACTTAATAGAATTTAATTGACAATGAACATTTCTATCTACCCTCATTGTTACATAAGGAATATCTCTATCTAAATCTCCACCATTAGGTGGAAATAACTGTCCAGTTTTAATCATTTGTACTCTGTTAGACCAAGATACATTATACATTCTTCTTCCTGGCTCATAGTTATCATCATAAGATAATTGGTCTATTGACAACATCTTAAGTTTACAAAGATTTCTACCTCCCCAACCATTATTTACACCATTATAGTTTTGTACTCTAACTTCTATTACACTATCCCAATCACTAACAAATGAACCTAATCCATCATATCTTTCTTTATACAACACTCTATTATTGTATTGAAATTCATTTTCTATTTTAATATATTCAGGAACAAGTATGTCATTATTATATAAAAATCTTGGATTTAATATATATCCATGTCCTGCTCCATCACCATTATTACGAGTAAAATATGAAAATGTAGTGTAAGTAAAAGCATTAGTATTTTCAGTTCTTGCTTTTCCTCCTATACCTGCATCAAGTATTGTTCTATTAAAAGAATCTCTTTCAGCTCTAACAAAGTAATGACCTACAATAGCAGGATGTGGATATTCTACATTAGTAAATTTAATTCCTAAAGGTTTAATTGTAGTATTGTTTACATAATTTTGATAAGCAAAATTAACACTATATGTAACAGTAAATTCAGCACTCCAACTAGTAATCATTGTACCACTAAATACTACACTACTATATATATCATTAGGGTCATCTCCTAATTCAGTAGCTACTGTAAAAGTATATGAGTTATTATATAAATCTGATTCTGAAATACTTGTAGTTACAGGAGTTTGTGTAGTTGGAGGAGGTACATTATAATCATAAGTAGTAACTAAATCAATAGCATTCCCAGGGTCAGGCCATACAAACCCTTCATTTAAAGTAACTGTAACTGATAAATTATAAAATGAATTTATTGAATTATCATTATCTACATGGTGTTCTAAAGTACGAGAAGGAAATCTATGATGTCTAATTGGTGTATTAACAAGTGCATTACCACATATATCTACTCCCCAATAATCACCTGATGCACAAGAATCTATATCTTCATAAACTGTATCTCTACATTCCCAATATGCCATTTGACCTTCAACACCAGGGTTAGTTGCAATAGCAGTTTCAGATACTCTCCATTTTTCTACAAATGGTGCAGCATTATAATTAGCAATAGCTGTTGGGTCATTAGGAACAATGTGTTCTATATTGTGATTCCAAGGGTTTATAATTGAGTCATCATCTGTAGATTCACAATTATTTGTATTCCAATTCCATCTTTGATTTTTAGGTGGTCCAGGAATATGATAAGCAGGAGATTCAAATCCATCAGCAAATACATATACTATACCCATAGCATATACTTCACCACCCATAAATCCAATAATCTCATTGGGTGAAATAGGATTCTTAGGATTACCTATTTCACTAATATCTACGTCACCTATTTCTTTTACAATATAACGAGAATGTATTTTAGAAGCATATTGTTGAAACCCACAAAAGTTTACTTGCTTACCTTTTGTGTTAGCAAGTAATAATTTATTTTCTAATTGTTCTATATGTCGAGCAACTTCAATATCAATTTTACCTGGTTTAATTTCTTCAGCAGAAATTTCTGTATAACCATTTAACCCTCCATCATATATAAATGTAGTTTGTTCAATAGGTATATTAGGAGATACTAAACACTTATTTACTAATCCTGAAAATTGAGTTGCTTGAATTGCAGCAATTCTATAATAAGCAAAGTCAGGGTCTAAGTTAGATAGGTTAAGTTGTATTGATTTATTTGTTCTTCCTACAACTCCACCTAATCCATCATACTCTAATTGAGATGAACCATTAATAGAATTATAAGATGCAAAAGTACTATCATGATAAATATTAACAGGCCTTGAGGTTACAATCCAATTAGTAGGATTACCATCTTCATTAAGTAATTGAATAGAAAAGTTATAAGACCCAGCTTCTAATTGACCCCCACTATTTAAAACTTCTGTACTAGAAAAACAAGGTATTTGAAAATCTTGAATCAAATTAAATTTAGTACAATTCCATTTTTCACCTGTAAATGGTGGAAGAGGTATAGGAGATTCAAGATAAGTTATATAAGCATCACTATAATAATCTTCTAATTTAGCAAAATTAATTTGTCTTACAGAATTAAGATTGTCAGTAAAGTACACTACTGTTTCACAACCTCTTCTTAATCTATATGTTGCATCTATTTGATATTCAATACTAAATCCTAAACATTCAGAATTTACTATAGAAATATATTCACAATTCTTTGCTGTACCTATTTCACTATTAGTTCCATTAGTACTAAAAATAACTATCTCATTATCTTTAGTATAAACTTTACCTATTCTATAATATCCATTAGGAAGAGTGTAACATTCCTCATTTCCTTTTTCATTAGATAGCATTGTTCTGTTACCTTCATTGGTTTCATTAACAGCATTTAATGCATATCTATAAGATTCTTTAGGTTGGTCAACAGGATTAACATCCTGCATCATACCTTTATTTGGTCTGTTTACATTTTTCTCCATTAGATATATGAGTTGTGATATCCTCTAAAATAATTTCTAAAGTCAGGGTCATTAAATTTGCGAGATTCAGGTCTTGACATTTTACCAAAGAAACCATAGTATCTGTTAATACGAGGTAACATATAATTTCTTTGTTCAAGAATATTTTGCCATTGGTCAACACCTTTAGGCATCATAGCTCTATTACGAGCTTGTTTACAATACCAATGCCAATCTTGTTCTGCTTTTTGTAGTTTAGTTGATGAACCTTCTCTGTTAGCATAAAACTCTCTTTCCATTAATTTCATTACTACATATTTAGTAATAGCAGTAGTATAGGCATAGTGGTCAGGTATCATTGGATAACCTTGTTCATCTACTTGTTGTCTTACATAACTTAATACTATTTGAGTTTTCTCAAATGAAAATCTAAGAGTATCTCCATTGATAATTGTGTACTCATCAAACATACCAATGTGTTCACTATACAATTTAGCTTGTTCAGGATGATTACATACAATAGAATTAAAGAATGAGTGATTACTCAATCTTACAGTAGAGAAACAATTATTAAAAAGATATGATGAAGAGTAATAACCTGATTCACTTCTTAAGTCAAAGTAAGGTCTATAGTATGCTAAATCATAACCATCTATTGGCATTCCATTACAATCAATGGCAACAGGAATATCAGCAGGTATATCAGAAGTAGCAGTTGCATCTGCTGCAGCTATTACATCTGATGGACATAATCCACATTGTTTTTTATCATCCCAACAAATGTTTCTTGCTATCTGAATAATAGCATGTAGTCCATTAGGTAATTGACATTGATGGTCTTTAACTTCTATAAATGCTACTGCTTCTTCATAAAGTGTAATAGCACCAATAGCTTGTAAAGCTTCAGCTGTCCATTCAATAACATCAGATTCATTTACATTTTCAAGAGAACCAAAATCTCTCCTAAGTTTACCAAGAATCCTATTTACTGAAACATGGGGTGTAACTTCATTACTCATATATTTCTTGTTTTTAATTGTTGTTTAGGTCTAATAGATAAATAATCTCTACCTTCAAGTATAAGATATTCTTTTCCATTTTTAATCATACTAGATAATGTTCTTTTAGCTTTTCTACAAGGAACAAATGTATATAACTGTTTAGTGTTAAACCTTGCTGATTTTCTTGACCATGTAAACCTATATGCTAATCCTTCACTATGCTCATTAAAATTATAAACTAATTGTTTTTTTTCTTTACAAGGTTCACAAGTTTTCCAAAGTTTATTTGTATCACCCCAATTAATAGATAATCCTTTTATTCCATCCTCTGTTATTTTAGGTAATTTCTTTTTACCTGATATTTGGATAACTCCAAGCCTTCCTGGTAAATATACTGTATCTGAATTTAATATACATTCTAATAAATGTTGTGCAAAATCATTCATAAAACGCACATATTCATCTCTTGTTAATTTTTGTTTGTATTGTGATTTTGTATAAAATCCTTTGTGTGCTGTAAAAAATGTTTCTAATGCTTTTCCTTTACTCATATTACTTAGTTGTCTGTTCTGGATTATCCTTACTATTATTAGATGAGTCTTCTTGACTTTGATTAAATATTGCTATTAACTCTTGTACACTTAACTCTATTGCAGAATCTATCATAGAATTATCTAAGTGAAACTCTCTATCAAATATTGATAAACAATCACTTTCTACAGGACAATACATTGGATAGTTATAACCATCAACTGGGTCTTCTAATAGTATTTCTATTCTTATTACTTCAGTATCATTTTTAGCAGTAACATAAAGATACTCACCTGATATAAAGTAATCAGGTTTTTGAGAAGTATATTTATCAAACTGTTTATATTTTTTATCTTGCCAGGTTAATTCAGAAAATACTATATTACCATCTAAAGATGTAACACTTTTAATAATGTGTCCATTTATTCCTGACAATGGTTTTGGAAGTGGATATTTAGTTTTATAAATACAACATCCTAGTGGAGGAATACAAGGACATTCAGTTATTGGTGCTACAACAAGTTCAACACAAGGCAATACTTGATAGTTAATGTTTGCTATAAATTGTCTTTTGTTTACTCTTTCATAAAGTAATCTTCCTCTTATAGTTTTGAGCTTACTATATATATGTCTTGAATTTAATCTACTATCATCAGACTTTACACCTTTAGAATATAAAGCTTGTATTCGTTGTATAATTTCTTTAATAGTCATCTTAAGTTATTAATTATGATGTTAAGAATTCTTTTAATTGAATTGTAAAGTCATTACATCTTCTTACTTCATAAGTACCATTCTCTTTTAACCAAATTACAATTCTTTCTTTTGGTTCTAATCCTAATTGTTCTAACAGGATTTGATAATAAGATAATTGAATTTGATATTTACAATAAGGTGTGTTGGGAGTATATTCAAAAGGATATAACAAATTACCATACTGCTTATCTAAATCAATATTAGTTTTATAGTCAGCTATTACTAAATGATTTTCTTTATTATTCCATAACAATAAATCAGCAGTTCCTGCATACTCATATTCTAATGAATACATTTTTAATTCAGTAGCTACTACACTATAATCATTAGACAGAATATAATCATTTATAAATTGCTTACCTGCAAGTTCTTGTTTACAAGATGGTTCAATACTATTGTCTTCAATATAATTTTCATTAAACAAATGTACTCTAGTTCCTTTAGTTGCAGAGTATTCTCTTTTATCTTCCCATTGTTTTAGTATGGTATTTGTTTTTACATTTTTCTTTCTTGCAACATTTGCAGCTGCTTCTACTTCTTTAAATTCATGAACGTGCTTCTTAATCATTGAAGATACTGAGTTAAGTATCTTATTGTTTACTTTATACAAATGTCTTCCTTCTTCAAATTCTAAATCTAAAAATGCATTGTTAATAATTTCTTGAACTTCTTGTAACTTTAACATAAAAAAGATATTTGTTTGAGTAACAAATATCTTAATTTTTATTGAGAGTTTCAATTTAATCTTAATTATTCTTTTCTAATCTTTCAACTAAATTAAGAAGTTTTTTCATTAAAGCTGTGTTATTCTCTATAACGTGATTATTAGAACTAACTGTTTCCATTAGTGTAGCTCTATCTTCTGAAACATATTTTAAAAGTTGGTCTTCAATTTCTTTAAGTCTTGTTTCATTCTTTTTATGAAGAACAAAAAACTGTTTACCCATAAAGTAAATAAGTCCAATCATAATTATAGCAAACACACCTAATATACCATAATTGGTAAGATAACTTATTTCTTGGGGAACTTGTAAAAATAAGGATTTCATTTTAATATTATTTATTATGTGATTTAAACTCAACTACTGGTAAATATTTTACCCACCAGCAATCTATATTTT